AGATATGCTGGAGCTAATATGAAAAAGAATGTAGAAAAAGATATAGGTTGGTATATAAATCAACTACCTAGATATGAAAATCCAATTAAGATACATTTCCATTGGGTAGAAGAAAATAAGAGACGAGACTTAGACAATGTTTGTTTTGCAAAGAAATTCATATTAGATAGCATGGTTAAATCAGGTAAGTTAAAAAATGATAACAGAAACTTTGTAAAAGGATTTATGGACACATTCGAGTACGGAAAAGAAAGTAAAGTTATTTTAGAGATAGAGGAAGTGAAATAAATGAACGATAGCAAAAGATGTTCCAACTGTGCAAAATATCCACTTTGTAAGAACTGTAAAGGACCGTTAGCGAGTTGTGAAAATTGGAAGAAAAGAAAAATAGGAGGACAAAGATGAAGCTTAAACAATGTATATTAAAAGGAATAATATTTGTACTGTTACTAGTTATAACAATAATATTAGATATTTTTTATATTAAAGTTGGGAAAAGGTTATTATGGCTTATATGTGGGTACATAACTTATTGGATATGGGAAGTTAAGGAGGACTAAATGGAAGAAGATATAAAGATATTAGAAGAATTTTATACAAAAGGTTATCCTATGATGTATATAAAATATGGAGGTAGAATTAAAGCAAATTCAAAGATAGAAAGAGCATTAGAAAACCTAATAAAAGGTTATAGAGAGCTAGAAGAAAGAGAGATATGGTCAACAGCAACAATAAATGGATTGAAAAGAGATTTTATTCCAAAATCAAAAATAATGAAATTAAAACATGACTTAGAAGAAGAGTATATTTCATTAGGTAAAAACAAAACAGAGCAAAGTATACATGTAATGTTAGGATTAAATTCTGCAATAGATAAAATTTCAAAACTTGTGGGGGATAAGTAAAATGTGTGAATATTGTAGTAAAAAAGTAAGAAATAAAAAAATACAAGACATAGATAATGATGAAGAAGATGCAATGTATTTAGTATTCTTGCATGAACCTTTTATAAATGTAGAATTAAATGCAACAGATGAAGATGGTTATAAAGCATCAGATTTCTTTAAAATAAACTATTGTCCGATGTGTGGAAGAAAGTTAGGAGATAAATGAAATGGAATTTAAAAAATGGTTAGATGAAAATTGGGAGGGGAAAGACAATCTATTTCCGCCTTGTTTAGACGCTCAACTTGCAATAAATTTTTTATGTGATTATTTACTTGGGGAGGATTATTTCATAGTTAATCCGTTATGTACAGCACAAGCTAATTGCGAAATTGTACACGATATATTATATAAATACTCTAAAAAATATAGAAAAGAAATTAAGAAAAGAAGGTAAATAAAATGGAGAAAAGAAAAATAATAGAAATATATGTGGAAGAAGATAAAGAAACAACTACATTTACTTTTGAAAATGTAGATAAAGAGAGTAAAATATCCAACAAAGTCATGAAAATGTTAATAGAGATTTTTTCATGTTTTAGCGGTATACAGGAGGACAAATAAAATGATAGAACGGATTAATAGCAATTGTTATGTTATTTGTAGGAGCAGTAAACGGAAATGCAGATTATTGTATAGCAAGTGCATTATTTTCAATAGCCAGTTATTTAGGACAAAAGGGGGATAAATAAAATGAATAAAGACGAATATGGAGAAGTAATAAACGGAGAAAAGACATATAAAGAAATAGCATACTTATTAAAGTCAGGTCATTCAGTAATTATTGGTTGGACTGATGAAGAGTATACACACTATGACATACTATTTAGTCTAAATGTTGTGAAAGAAGGAACTTTACAAGGTGGATTAAGATGGAATGACTTATTCGTATCAATAATGAGAATAGGAGCTTTTGGATTTTTAACAGATAGTAAAAAAGAAAGTGGTTATATAGGAGAAAAGCTAGGATTAGAAAATAACGTTACAACAGATAAATTGACAGAATTAATAAATGGAATTATAGGACAATTAAAATTCTAATTTTGGAGGGAAAATGAAACTATCAAAAAACATAATTAAAGCAATGGCAATAGAAGATATGTATAAATGGATAAGTAATTTTGAAAGTAGAAGAATAGTAAATGAATATAATGATGAAATACAAGATACATATTGGAAATACATAAATAAAATAAAAGAAAGAATAATTAAAGAGTTGTAGAAAACATGGAGGAATAACATATGAAAATACCAAAGATTATTAGCAAAAACGGACATGAATACATATTAGTTAAGAAATGCAATGACAAAGTATATTTATATAAAGATATGATATACGGATATACAACATGTTTTGATTTATATGATTTAGGATTAGTACAACCAGTAACAGTAAAACCTAAATCATTAAGAAAATTAAAAACAACAAGGAAATTTTAGGAGGTGTTTATGAATAGAGCAGAAAGAAGAAAAAAAGCAAAGAACTTTACACCATATGAATTTGAAAAAATGGAACACCAATTAAGATGGGCTATTAGAAAAGAATGTGAAGAAAATGCAGATAGAAGGGTAGAAGCTTTTATACAAAGTTATACAACATTAGTAATATATATATTATGGTATAAGTTCGGCATTGGACAAAAGAGAATGAAAATGTTTGAAGAAGAACTAAAAAGCCATTTAGCCATTTTAAGCAATGAAAAGAAATATGGTTTAACATTAGATGATATGTATAGAGAATTAAGAGATAATGCAAAAATAGATCTAAAGTTTATAGATGATGGAAATAAAATTGATAGAAAGTAGGTAAAAATATGGGAAGAAAATTTGAATATGTAGATAGAGTATTAAGTAATGGATATGAAATGAAAGAACCTGGATTTAATTTACCAGTAAGAAAGACAAAGAAAAGTGCTGGATATGATTTTGAATGTATAGAAACAGTGACTATACCACCATATAAATTAGGCGATAAACCATTTCTAGTTCCAACAGGAGTTAAATGCAAAATGCAAGATGACGAGTTTCTTATGTTAGTAAATAGAAGCTCAAATCCAAAAAAGAAAAACTTAGTAATACCTAACAGTATGGGAATAATTGATGCGGACTATTATGGAAATCCAGACAATGATGGGGAAATGATGTTCACATTCTTTAATTTAGGAACAGAACCAGTAACAATAGAAAAGGGTTATGCATTAGGACAAGGTATATTCCAAAAGTATTATACAACAGATGATGATGCTGCAGTAGGTAAAAGAACAGGTGGATTTGGAAGTACAAATAAATAGTATTATAGGAGGATACATATGACACGAGATGATTTAATAAGTTATAGAAGAAATCAACAATGGATTAACGATGCAATAAAAAGATATACAGAACAAAAAGAATTAGCATATAGCCTTTCATCTCCAAATTTAGATGGAATGCCTAAAGCAAAAAATAAACCAAGCGATTCGTTTGAAAAGTTATTAGATTGCTACGATGAAATATTAGACAAATTATATTTGCAACAAAAAGAACAAAATAAAATAATAAACAAATTGATGGAGATGAAAGATGAACCAAAACCATATAGGAGTCTTTTAACATATTATTACATAGATGGATTAAGTTTGGAGGAAACATCAATAAAAATTAACTATTCATATCAGAAAACATCAACAATGAAAAATATAGCATTAAATAAATTTGATGAATTGTGCAAAGTGGTTAAATTTGGTTAAGACAAGTTAATAAAAAATATGGTATTATTATAGTATGTAAAATAAGATGAGTCGCAGATATGAATAATATCTCGTTAGACCGAGCGACCAGGCCCAAAAAAATTATGGAGTTGATGGAAGTCAGCTCTTTTTTATTATGGTATTACCGGTTAAGTGCTAGGATTAACTGCTAATATATAGTTGTATTGGTATGATAATTCCAAAAGTAGAACATCCTTTTAATTTAAATTTTAAAACTTTCCTAGCGAGTTCAACCTTTTTCCATATTAGAGGTATATAAATAGAAATATGGTAAGCCTTAAAGGGAGTGGGCTAAAATACATTCCCTTGTCATAATTGAAATAGCTGAGTGTTGGCGGAATGCCATTGTTTACAGCAAGTCAGCTATCTGTAATTCAATTAAACAGAACACGGAAAAAGAAATATCTTTTGCGGAGCTACTTTGTAGATTTATTTTACAGGGTGGCTCTAGTTTTCTTATATTATTTTGTAGGTAGTATGTAGTGATATATATAACAGAATTGGAGTTATAGGCTAAAGTTCTGTATTGAGTTGGGTGTTATATATCATTACATAGTGTTTATAGATAGTATGTAGGGTATGTATTAAGGATGAGTTTTAATAGACTATGACAAGTCACAATAGGTCATATCGCTCATGCAGTAGTTGTGTTAAAGATTGGCATAGCTATTCAAGAAAAATGACATATCTTACATAGTGTTTATAAAAACAGAAAAGAGGTAAATGCCTATGAATACAATAGAAGAAATATTAAAGAGTAAAAGACAAAGAACACTAAGCGCAGAAACAATATTCGATACATACAAGAGAGTTCTGTGCAAAGACTGCAGCAATAGAAACAGCAAAGAAGACTTATGCCACATTACAGTGACATTAGACAGAAAAGCAAAGTGCTACAGTTATGAAAAATGTATGAAGACGCAATGCAAAACGTGCAAAGATAATTTAAAGTGTGATTTATAATATTACAGAAAAAATACAAAATATAGTTTAATAAGTGGAACAAAACACTATAAAGTAGGGAGATGATACTATGAACGAAAAACACGCAGGTGGAAGGCCACCTAAATATACTAAAGCAGAGGAAATACAAGAAAAGATAGAAGAATACTTCAAGAAATGTAATGATAACAAAAAACCATACACAATAACAGGTCTAGGACTAGCATTAGATATGAGCAGACAAGATCTTATAAACTACTCAAAAAAAGATGAGTTTTTTGACACAATAAAAAAAGCAAAAATGAGAATAGAGAATTATCTAGAAGAGAAACTCTTAACTGATGGATTTTCTACAGGTATTATATTTAATTTAAAAAACAATTATGGATGGAAAGATAAACAAGAGAATGTTAATGTTGGGGTTAGTTACGAAGATTATATAAAAAGAGTACAAGATGAAGACGAATATTAATACTAAGAAATACATAGAAGAATATGTTAAAATACGCAACAAGAACAGTAAGATAATTTCATTGAAACTTAATGAACCTCAATTAAAATACTACAATATTATAAAAGAATTAAAAAGCCAGAAAAAGCCTGTAAGAATAATAATATTAAAAGCTAGACAAATGGGATTTAGTACTGTTACAGAAGCAATATTTTTCAAAGAAACAGTTACTAAACCTAACGTAAATACAGCAATAGTAGCACATAAAGAAGATTCAACAACTAACTTATTCAATATGAGTAAATTGATGTATGATGAACTTCCTGAACCAATGAAACCAGAAAAGAAAAAGAGTAATGCAAAAGAATTAGTATTTGACAAAAGTGATGGAACAGGATTAAAAAGTAAAATAAAGTGTTTTACAGCAGGTGGAAAAGGAGTAGGAAGGTCAGATACTATAAACAATCTTCATTTATCAGAATTAGCCTTTTGGCAAGGAGATAAGAAAGCAACAATGACTGGTCTATTACAGGCAGTACCAAACACACCAGATACAATGATAGCAATAGAATCTACTGCAAATGGCTTTGAATACTACAAAGAATTATGGGATGATGCAGTAGCTGGCAAGAATGATTTTGTTCCAATTTTTATTGGTTGGAATGAATTACAAGAATACAAAATGTCATATACAGGCTTTGAATTAACAAAAGAAGAAAAAGAACTACAGAAGACATATGGATTAACACTAGAACAACTAACTTGGCGAAGATGGTGTATTGCAAACAACTGTGGTAACGACATAGATCAATTCAAACAAGAATATCCAATAAATCCAGAAGAAGCATTTATCAGCACAGGTAAATGCTATTTTGATAAACAAAATATAATAAACAGAATACAAGAAGTAAAAGATATAAAACCAGTTAAACAAGGATATTTCTCATATAAATATAATGGATTAAAGATACTAGAATATGAATGGATTGAAGACCAAGAAGGAGCCATAAAAATATACGAAGATGTAAAAAAAGGATATCCATATGTATTATCAGGAGATACTGCAGGAGAAGGCTCAGACTATTTTACAGGACATGTATTAAATAACACAAATGGAAAACAAGTAGCAGTTATAAAACAAGAATTTGATGAAATAGAATATACTCGCCAAATGTATTGTTTAGGTAAATATTATAATAATGCACTTATAGGAATTGAAGCAAACTATACAACATATCCAATACAAGAATTAGAAAGACTACAATATCCAAAACAATATGTAAGAGAGAAAGAAGATACATACACAAAGAAACACGATAAAGCTTATGGATTTAAAACAACATCAATAACAAGGCCTTTAATATTAGGCGAATTACAGACTATAATGAAAGAACTAATTGAACTAATAGTAGATGTAGATACCCTAAAAGAAGGACTGACATTCATAAAAAATGAAAAAGGTCGAGCGGAAGCACAACAAGGTTATCATGATGACTTAATCATGGGGCTAGCTATAGCTTATTATATAAGAGACCAACAAAGTATGAAAGCTATAACAAAAGAAAAGATGAAAAAAGACAACATGTATAAAGACTTTGGAATACAAGAAACAGAAGATGAAGATTATGGAAGTTATATAGAAGTAATTTAGGAGGAAAACTATGAGCAATATAATAATGGTAAAAGTTAATGGACTTATGGACCGTGAAGTACAAAGAGAATATAGGAAAGAATTACTTAATGACATAAAAGAAGGATTATTTATTATAGATGACAAAATTGCAGATGTAACAGTATCTCATATTAATGATTTGGGATTGGAATAAATAAAAGGAGGAAAAGATGCAAATTTTATATTCAATTGTAACAGCTCTATGCTTATGCATAGGGTTTTATTTTGGTTTTAAATTAGGCAGAACTAATGAACTGCCAAGATTTAAGACAAAAACAGAAAGAGAACAGATACAAGAAGATAAAGATAGGTTAGACAAGTTTAATCAAGCTCTTAGAAATTTAGACAGATTTGATGGAACTTCCGAAGGACAGGAGGATATAATATGATAGAAAATGAAGAAGAAAATTATATAACAGATGAATGGAAACTATACGAAAAAGGTAAAAGTTATAATATGTCTGTTGGATTGTATGAAGACACAGAAAAAAATCACAATTTTTATCATGGCAAACAATGGGGAAAAGCAAAAGTGGGTAATATTAAGACAATAACTTTAAATTTTATTAAAACAATAGTTAAAACTAAAGTGGGAAGATTAAATAGTTACTTGTATCAAATTGTGTTTAATCCAAACACATATGAGAATTATGAAGAACAGCAAAAACTAGAAGAATTATGCAGCGCCCGAGGCCACAACCTCGGGCGTTTTTTTGACCCCGATTTTGACCCCAAATACCTAAGAGCAAAGC